ATGATTACACATGCAGAAGATTTAGGGATTCAGAAATCAGACGGTGTAATCGGATCTGATGTACCGATACTTACTGTAATAGCCGAAAATTAACCTTGAATACGGATTCGTGTTTCAAGATGACCTTGCCATAGTATCAATACGAATCCCAAAATATCATGCGCAATTGGAGGAATAGAATATTTCAAAATTTCTTTTTCTCTCTGCCGCAAAGTAGCATAGCACACCTATAATTTTGTAAGTAAGTGTTCAATTTTAATTTATACAATATGCCGGACTGTCGTCGGTCGATTCCGGTGCGGAGTGAAGGATAAACATATTCGACTGAACAACAACGCCGGAGCGGCAAAAAAGAAGCCGCAGATTGTATAAAAGATTCCCTTTCTTTTGCTATCGGTTCTTACTTAAGGATTTATCAAACAAGTCAAAGGAGCCACAAGTGATTAGCCTGTGGCTCCCTCAGAGTCCCCATTCATAGCGGAATGCGGCAATATGGTTGATTCCTTTCGGGGCAGGAACTCTTTTAAATACAAAGTTCGCATCATAGAATTACTAAAATCGACAAGACGCCTCCGGCGTGATGTCACTCCGGAGGCGTCGAGCCATTTCTATATATGCTTTAATTCCCGATGCGGGATATATTTCCGACAGCGGCTGACTCCTTACATCATGCCGCCCATAAAGGCTGGTAGATTGTTGATTATCAGTAATATACACGGTTAAAAATTAAAAACGGACAACAAAAGAGCCACACTATGCACCTCCAGAACCTATTATGAGCTGTAGTTGAGCCTCGTCGTCAAGTGCCTCATCTATCCCCAGTGGATTGAAATTTTTGCACTGAATCACTCCGAGTTGTTCGGCTCTTGAATAGACGGCAGAGAAGATTTCAGCCTTCTCCATTTCTGTTCTGGGGAGAACCGCCGGGACGTATCGCAACAGTCGGCATCCCCATCCCCTGCAACGGTCGAATGATTTGCAGTAATCGGGACCATCACATTTGGAAAAGCATATTTCAACCTCGTTGTTCCACATATATATTATATGGAATGTTCTGAAAGTTCTGCAGCTCGTTCAGACAAAGCTCGCTCCCTCTCGTTGAGGTGTCGCTCCCTGTCGTTCAGTTCGCGTTCTTTGACTTCAAGACGGAGTGCCCGTTGGTCAAGCATCTCGGACCTTGCTGTAAGTTTCTCCATCATGTCGATGAGCTGTCTCGACATAGAGATTATCTCTGACACATCTGATGTTGATGCAACAGCCGTTCCCTCCTTCAATGGCTCTCCTTTGCCAGTATATAAGAAGGTTGCGTTGACCTGCGGAAATTTGGCGACGATCATGTTTACCATTCCGGGATTGAACTTTTTTGTCCTACCGCTACCGAGGTCATAGATGCGCTGATAGTTTATGCCGAGAGCTGTCGCAAGCTCGCCCGGTCCGAGATGTAGTGCTTTGAGCAGCCTGTCTCGTATCGTTTTCGCATCGACGTTGTTTTCGACCTTTTCTGATTCGTTCATATCGTTACTCGTTTTCTGTAAAACAAACGGGTTTAGAGAGTTGTGGGAGATGTCAATGTTAATAATCCTTAAAATCGCTCATAAATGATAATGTATGCTTTGTCAAACCAACATAAATGATTAACTTTACACTCGGATAACATATAACATCCACCAACAAAAATAAGCAAAGTTCTGCTTATATGCAAATAGAGATTTAAGACCAACGAAGAAATGGAAGACAAAACCATCACTACGGCCCAAGAGATGGCTTATCGCCCACCGCGAAAGCCCACCCTCCCGGAGTTCGGTCCCGGTGTTCAAGTACCTGCGTCGAGACCAATTGCTCCCACTCTCAAAACGCTCAAAGTCGGGGAGTCCGCCGAGTTCCCCATAGAGCAGTTGACATCGGTACAGTCCACGAAAAACCGCTTGTGCAGGATGTATGCACGGCAAGGTTGGAACGCCGATGTAGTAGTAAATGACCACGAATATCAAGTTATTGTAACCAGAACCGCCTGATGCCTCCCACAGTAGAGAGCATCCTGGCGTTGAAATATCGTTCCCTTCTCATCATAGCCGAGACAATGTATGTGTCCCAAAAGAAGGCTGTGAAATTTGTCAGGGGAGAAAAGAGATTACAACGACTTGTTGACGAAGGTCGAATAAGATACGACAAACCATTCGGAGCTACCAACACAATGTGGAGGTACAATCTCGCTGATATTCTAAAAAATGTTAAAACCGATTTTCGGCTCAGTGAGTTAGACCCCGGACTTGTCGTTTCAGGCTAAAAGAATTGATAAGGTAATAGCCTCGGCTGTATATGCTCCAGTCTTATCAAACCTTATCAAAGTTACTAATATGCAAATAAAGTTTTTTAACCATGTCAGAAGAAAAGACGGCTGTTCCTGCCATCTACAAGGCTCTTGCCTCAATAATGGAGGAAACCAAAGCCATTGCCAAGACCGAGAGAAATGAAGGTCAGAAATTCATGTTCCGCGGCATCGACAATGTGATGAATGGTCTCCATGACCTATTCGCCAAACATGGTGTCCTCGTACTCGACGAGGTACTGGACTACAATGTTACCGAAAAGATAACAGAGAAGGTCTACAACGGAAACAGAACCACCTCCATTCTCTATTACACAAGAGCAAAAATCAGGTTCCACTTCCTTGCCGCCGACGGCTCGGAGGTTACGACCACCAATGTCGGCGAAGCGATGGACTCCGGAGACAAGGGTATGAACAAGGCAATGAGTGCCGCACTGAAGTATGCGCTCTTGCACATGTTTCTCATCCCTACCGCAGAGGAGAAAGACCCCGACCAATCCACGCCCCCGGAGACACGCCCGAAGACCATCGCAGAAATCGCAGATTCGTTAGATCCGCAGAAGGACGGAGTGCTGAAAGAAGCCCTGTCTCAAATCGTAGCCGCCACTGATAAGGATTCGCTGATGAATGTCTGGAAAAGTTTCTCCGACCTCCAGACTAACCCGATGTTCACACAGTGTATGTCTTGCAGAAGAAAGGAGCTTGGCTTATGAGTGAGAGCAAGAAGATTCAGTTGGCGCAGTCCGCTGTCGTATTCAATGAGGTGGACCACACCTATAATTATCTTGGCTCATTCCTGTCGGGAGTTACGAGCCTTCTGCACCGCACCCTCTTTGCCGACAAGTATAACGGCATCTCCAAAGAAGTCCTCGCCAAAGCAGCAGACTACGGTCATAACATCCACGAACAGATAGAGCTTGTAGATACGCTCGGTGTCGAAAGTCAGACCCCGGCTGTTCAGGCATACTTGCAGATGAAGGCTGACCTCAAACTGACGACCCTCGCCAATGAGTATCTCGTTTCCGATGAAAGCTACATCGCAAGCTCAATAGACATCATCTTCGATGATTTGACCCTCGCCGACATCAAGACAACCTCTCGCCTCGATATGGAATACCTGTCGTGGCAGTTGTCGATGTACGCCTACCTGTTCGAGCGTCAGAATCCCGGACTGAAAGTGCCGAGATTGCTCGCCATCTGGCTCCCTAAACCCCAGTATGGGAAGCCCAACATCATAGAGGTTCCTCGCAAGTCGTTGGATGCCCTCAAAGTCCTCATCGCATGGGATAAGTCAATAACATCACAATACACCAACCATTAAAAGAAAAGAAGTATGGCAAACACCATTATTGGGTCGATTGCTTCAATCGGTCCCACACAGAGCCTCATGTCAAAGAATGGTAACGCTTTTCAGAAGCGCGACCTCGTAATCAACGTCCGTCGTTTCGACCCGAACACAGGCGAGCCTGTAACCGACTGGGAGAACACTCCCAAGCTATCATTCATTGGAGACAAGTGCCGCGACCTCGACCGCTTCCAAGTCGGTCAGATGGTAGTCATCTCCTTCGACCTTCAGGGACGCAAGTACACCAATGCCAACGGGGAGACGGACATCATCACGGAAGCTCGCCCCTATAAGATAGAGGCGTATGGTCAGCGTCCCTCTCAGCCCGCATCACAGCCGATGGCTGCATCTGCTCCGGCGCAGGCTCCTACCTATCCGCAGTCGGCTCCCATGTCGCAGGCTCAACCCCAGTATCCCCAACAGCCGCAAGGTTTTCAGGACCCCTTCCAGCCTAAGTAAGGTATGCTCTACAACTGCTCCAATCCGTTAGATAAGGCCAATTTTCTTGAAAGAGCGAAACTACTTGCCGATAGAGGTGATGTAGTTGAGTTGAAAACCAAGAAGCAAAGGTCTATGAAACAGTCTGCCTATCTGCACTGCCTGTTTGATTATTTCGGATGCCAGTATGGAGAAAGTGGCTCATACGTCAAGGAGGAGTATTTCAAGAAATTGGTCAACCCCGACATATTCGTATTGAGTGAAGGGGTTGACCGATTCACTGGAAGGCAACATTACCAGTTAAGATCAACGGCTGACCTCACTACGGAAGAAATGTCAATCTGCATTGACAGATTCCGTGATTGGTCCTCGAAGGAAGCCGGGATTTATCTCCCCACAGCCGCAGAAGGCGCGTTGTTGCGCCTATGTGAAATAGAAATATCCAAAGCGCAGAGATATTTATGAAATACCAACTTAGAGATTATCAGCAAGAGTCAAGCGATGCGGCGGTCAGTTTCTTTCAGACAAAGAATGACAGGAACGGACTGCTCGTGCTTCCCACAGGTGCCGGAAAGTCGCTTGTCATTGCTGATATTGCTTTCCGATTAGGGGAGCCATTGCTTGTGTTGCAACCCAGCCGGGAAATCCTCTCTCAGAACTATGCAAAGCTGAAAAGTTACGGAGTAGATGACTGTTCCGTATATTCAGCCTCACTCAACAGTAAAAAGATAAGCCGGATTACTTTTGCCACCATCGGAAGTATCATGGCCCATATCGACGATTTCGACCACTTCAAGTATATCATAGTTGACGAAGCACATTGTGTCAATGCCAGTCAGGGACAGTACAAGCAGTTCTTCGACAAAGTAAAGAGAAAGATTCTCGGACTAACAGCCACACCTTACCGCCTTGCCTCGGCGTTGCAGTATCTCGACCGGGAAGGTAAGCAGCATTTCCGTCCGAAAGATGATGAAGGCTCACAGAAGTTCGATGAGCGCATAGCAAGCCGAGAGTTGACGATGGAAACAAGATGCGTACTGAAATTCCTCACTCGCACTCGTCCGAGGGTGTTCCATGACGTAGTGTATCAGGTTGACATCTCCACTCTGTTAAGCCGTGGTTATCTCGCAGATGTTGATTACTTCGACTTGTCAGTAGTTGACCAGTCGAAGCTCCGTCGCAACTCCACCGGAATGGACTTTGATGACAATTCATTGTTCAGCGAGTTCAAGCAGACCAATTTTGGCGACTACCTGTTGAGCATCGTTCAAAGGCTCCTTCATCCCAAAGACGGTAAACCCCGACGGGGCATCCTTGTGTTCACGAAGTATCTGGAGGAATGTGAGGCACTGGTCAAACGGTTGCCCTCATGTAGCCTTGTAAGCGGAAGCACACCGAAGAAGGAGCGAGACGAAATCCTCGAAAATTTCAAGCTCGGATGTATTGATGTCCTTGTCAATGTCGGAGTGCTTACTTGTCTTTCAGAAGATACGGAAATTCTAACTCAAAATAAAGGATGGGTTGGAATTGATAACATCCAGTCAACCGATCTTGTTGCTCAATGGGAAAATGGAGAAATAGATTTTGCTCAACCTTATCGTATTATCAAAAAAGAGTTTTCCGATGATTTTGTAGAATTGAATGGTAGATATATGTCCATTAGAGTTACGCATGATCATAATATGGTTTATGGCAGGTTCACTCAAAATGGCGAAATGAGATTGAGTAAGGCTAAAGCATCAGATCTTATTGATAAGAAAGTTTATTTGCCTGTAAGCGGATTAGCCAAACCTTCTATAATCGAGCCTCATTTCTCAAAGCCTCTAAATAAAAGCAGGTTTATAATCTATAACTCCTATAATTATAGGAAGAAAGGATATGCCGAAGATGAAGCCAAAGAAATGGCAGAAAGATTATACGAGCAAAGGATTTCCCAAAGTCCTAAAAAGCCGAAAGAATTAAGTCTTAATGAATGTAGGTTCATAGGATTTTGGCTCGGCGATGGAAGCATATGGAAAGCCGATAATGGTGGTGTGAGGTACTCGTTATCCCAATCCACTGCAAATCCTCAAATGATAGAATGGATAGAACAGCTATTGCATGATATCGGCATCTGTTATACAAAAAGTGATGTCATGCCTAAATCTGAAATCAATGGGCGAAAGACAAATTGTTCTAAAGCATACCAGTATGCGCTTCCGAAAGGTACTGGTGGCCATAAACAGTTTAAGAGAACTGCCTTAACACGGTTGATTCCATATTTACGAAAAGAAGGTACGGAACTATATTGGGGCTTAGATTCAGAGCAATACTTTGCTCTAATGGAAGGCTTTTTTAAGGCTAATGGTTGGCATGGAAATAATGACAAAGAGTATGTCGGACAACGAATAGCTTGTTCTAATAAAAAGTTGCTCGACCTGCTTCAAGCCATTGGCGTCTGCCGAGGATTTAGGGTATCAATCTCAAAATGTTCTGAAAGAGAATTTTCAAAATCTCCATTATATCGTATTTCCTTACGGAAAAAGATGTTGCACCAAACCGTAAATGAAAGGATGCAAATTAGAAAGGCACAACATACAGAAAGAGTTTGGTGTGTAACTATGCCGAAAGGAACGATTATTACTCGCCGTAATGGAAAAGTCGCTATTATGGGTAACTGTGGATTTGACTACCCGGAACTTGATACGGTGGTAATGGCACGCCCCACAATGTCTCTGGCTCTGTACTATCAGATAATCGGTCGTGGCATCCGTCCTCATCCCTCAAAGAAGTCCCTTTGGTTTGTGGATTTGTGTGGAAACATAAAGAGGTTCGGCAAGGTCGAGGACTTGCACCTCACGGAGCCGAACCCCGGCGAATATATCATCACTGGCTGTGCCGAAGGCGCCACGAAACAACTAACCAACATTTACTTTTAATCGCAATGGGAAAAGTCAGTAAATACGATAAGATGGTGCTGGACTCTATCATCAGCGGTATTCCGTTGACGAAGGATCAGTATAAGAAGATTACTCACGCAAAGAAATCAGAAGCCGACATTCAGAAGGAGTGCATCGACTGGTTCAAGGAATATCATCCACAGTTGTGGAGTGATGGTGTATTGTACCACATCCCGAATGAAGGCAAGCGAAGCGGTCGCAACGGTCGTGGTCTTGTTCTGACCGGACTTGTGTGTGGCGTCGCAGACCTTTGCCTCGCTGTCGGCAGGCACGGGTTCCATGCTCTGTATATAGAGATGAAGAAGGACGGCACATATCAGCGCCCATCGCAGAAGCAGTGGGAAGCCGGGATAACAAAGCACGGCAACAAGTATGTGGTGTGTCGGTCGAAGGATGAGTTTTCACAGATAGTTGACGAATATTTATCTGATTAGCTATGAATCCATGTGTCAAGTTCTTTCGGAACATCGTTGATTGGAAGTGGTTTCATGTTCCCGAAATGGTTCAGCTTATAATGTACTTCGTATGTAAGGCTGACCATGAGCCGTATTATGTAGATGGTGTTCTGATTGAGCGTGGAATGGTCTGCATCCCTCGCCGGGAGATATGTTTTGAACTTGCAATCAAGGAGCAGACCTATAAGACTTGCATCAAGAGGCTGATCAATGATAAGAAGATTGCGACATCAAATGAATTATTCAGAACAGCAGTCATTACAGTTTTGAACTTCCACCGATATGTCGTTGAAGAACGGCCTGACACACAAGCCCCATCTATACCGAATGAAAAGCCGCAGACTAAGCCACAGTCAGCCACAGCTCCAGTTGAGACCGATGACGAGCCGCCGATTGAAGACGCGGTTGTTGTCGGCGACACCCTGTTCCCCGGCATAGCTGCCCCCGATGATAAACCCGAAAGCAAGCCCAAGAAAAAGCCGGAGGTCGATTGTGATTTCATAGTGAAGCTCTATCACGACCGATGTCCGTCGTTGCCGAGGGTTCTCAAACTGACCGATAAGCGAAGGATGAAGATAAGAGTTCGATTTGAGGAAATGAAGTTCAACTACGAAACCTTGCAAGAGGTGTTCGACAAATGCGAAGCCTCCTTCTTTATGAGAGGCGATAATAACAGAGGCTGGAAAGCAGATTTTGACTGGATATTTACCAATTCGCAAAACTGGGTCAAGGTGCTTGAAGGCAAGTATGACAACCAACCAAATAAAATGTATAATGCACAACATGGAACAGCTTCCATCCTCTCGACAGCAGTCGGGTATTGTACAACGCAATCAGAACGAAATGCCGCTAACAGCGCTCGTCAAAAGTGTGATATCCTCAGTACGCTCGCAAAGTGTCAGCAGGACTACGACGCCGGAAATCTCCCAGCGCTCACTGGCGTTGAGGAAAAGCTATAACATCATCCAAATAACGGAGGCTTACAACCCCGACATTCAAGTTCATGTCGCCGCAGTGAACGATGTGTACCTGCTCTACAACCAAAAGGAAACGCCCACGCTCCGTATGCTTGAACAGGCGTATGGTCAGGAGTATGCAAGCCGGGTATGGATAAAGACGCAACTGGTCATCCTCAATGATTTCGTTGGTGTCAAGAATAAGCTCGAAGACTTTCAGATCAATCCGCTATGTGACCAGATACTCGTTGAGTATGGCGGTCTGAACCTACTGGAGTTCTGTCTGTTCATGGCAAGGCTTCGCTCGGGCAAGTATGAGCAGTTCTATGGCTCTGTTGACCCGATGCTCATTCTCAAATCGTTGGAGGAGTTCATGGATGACCGCCGTGAAGACATTAACAGGAATGTCATGGAACAGGAACGAAAAGAACGGGAGCGTAAGGATGCCGAGGCAGAAGCATACCGAAAAGCAATGATAGACAGCTACCGCAAGAGAATCCCCAACTCGGGCACCGATAAAGCCCCGGTGGATTTCCCCGAATACAACTGGGGGTGCCTCTATAAACTCACAGATGATGAGTTGAAGGTCGCTCTCGTTAAGGTCGCAGAGATGAGAAAAGAGGCAGGCAAAAATAAGTCGGATAAGCCCTCCGGGGTTGTCGGCAACATCGCGTCCACCATCTCCACCGCCCTCGGATTTAAGAGCAGTAAAAGCAGCCTCAATCCTTTCGGGATAATCAGCGACATCCGTAACTATGTAGAAGAAGTAATCAAATCAAGGTCCGAAATCATCCCTGCACAGAGCAAAAGTTAAATATTTGTTTTGCTCAAAAATAATGTGCAATGCTCTAAAAATAAATGAGTTAAGATTTTCGCATATCAAAATTATTGGCTAACTTTACAGTAGAAAAATTAAAAATAACACATCAAAAGTCAAAGAAGATGAAAGCATTTGTATTCCTCATCAACGGTAGCTATGAATCAGTAATCAGCACTAATCAGCGTCAGGCTGAAAAAGATATGTGCGATAAATGTATCGCTGCATTTGCAACCTCAGCCCTCGCAGACAAGTTCGCTGAAATGATGAACAACGGTAGCAAGTAATAGCTATGAAGAAGATTCGACTAAAAGTCAGAGTTCTCGACCGCATCACTCATGAAGAAGTGTCGGTTGTAGTAACGAGAAGCATCTCCGAAAGCCTCGCCAACGCCATAGTCGCCGAGATAGGAGATGGAGATAAGGAATACTGGAAGCAAGAGCGCTCCGGCCACGGGGACGATGATGGCAACCTCGATATGATGTCTCCCTTGAAAGACCAGGAAAGGTTTCACATCAATCCCCAGTTTAACGTCATAGAAGACACCGATGCAGATGACATAGTTCTCTGCGGTTTCAGCAGTTGATCTGCTTATATGCAAATAAAGAAAACCTAAAAGAAAAGAAGATGAGCAATAAAGTATCGCAGTCCTTCAAGGACACAATCAAGGCGTACCTCGACCAGAGGGCGCAGTCAGACCCCCTGTTCGCCACCTCATACCAAAAGACAGGCAAGAGCATAGACGAGTGCTGCAACTACATCGTTCAGGAAGTTCAGAAGATGCACGTCAACGGACTTGCTGATGATGAGGTATTCGGACTGGCGGTCCACTACTACGACGAAGACAACCTCGGCGAAATCAAAGCCGTCAACTGCAAGGTTGTCGTGAACCACACAGTCGAGCTTACCGAAGAAGAAAAGGAGAAGGCTCGCAAGGAAGCATACGACCAGTTCCAAAAGGAGGAGGTCGCAAAGCTCCGCTCGGAGAAGAAAGAGACCGAAGAAAATGAGAAGAAGAAAGCCCCGGCGAAACCAAAGCCGGAAGCCTCATTCAATAGCCCATCCTTATTTGATTTCGGCGATGAAGGCGAAGAATAAGTATCAGGAGAGGATTGTCGAGTTATCGCATCGGCTCCCTGCTCCCACGAAGAAGCAGATGGAATATGCCAAGAGCCACATATTCCCCCTCCTGGCATATCGCAACAAGAAGAAAGGTTGGTGTACCCACTGCGGACAGGCATTGCAGTTCGACCCCAAGTCCAAAGCCAAGTATATCGTATGTCCCCACTGTGGCAAGCGACTGGAGATAGAAAGCCGTTCTGAGAGAAAGTACACGTTCCGGGCATATTTCACGACGCTCTGCACCATAGGAGGTTTTCAGGTTGTCCGGCATTTCTTCTGCACCAAGAGAATCCACAAAGGACTGGAGCCGGAGTATGAATACTGCGAGGTAGTTCAGAACTGGATAGACACCAACGGCAAGGAAACGATAATGGCTCGCTCCACCATTCCGTTCACAGGTTACTATGACTACTGGAACTGGAACAGCGATTTGTCAATCAAGGTTCGCCGTGGCTATTATTGGTATGGCTCACGCTACGACATTACCAATACGGTAGTCTATCCCCATGTCGGATTGTTGAAGGAGGTCCGGCGCAACGGCATCAAGTCTATGAAAGATTTCGATGGACTGCCCGCCAACAAGCTAATAGCATCGGCTCTCGCTGACAGACAGACTGAATTGCTTATCAAGCATAATCAGAAAGAACTGCTCACGCAAAAGATACGTCTCGGCAACCATCATATCGAAAGCCTCAAACATCCCGAAGCCATCCGCATTGCCTGTCGGCATCGTTACATTGTTGAGGATGCTACCATGTGGCTCGACTACCTCGACCTGCTGGAGCATTTCGGCTTAGACCTCCACAATCCCCACTACGTTTGTCCGCTGAATCTGCACGAAGCCCATGATAGGCTGCTCATTCGTAAGAACAGGGAGGACGCAAGAGTCAAAAGGGAGCAAGACATCAAGGAAGCCCGCAAGTATGAGAAGATGTATAAGAAAGCAAAGTCCGGCTTCTTCGGTATCGTCTTCGGGGATGATAAAATAGTGATCAGTGTCGTTCAGTCCGTAGAAGAAATGGCAATCGAAGGAGAGGAAATGCACCACTGCGTATTTGCCTGTAAGTATTTCAGCAAGGCGAAGTCCCTCATCCTCTCGGCAAAGGACAAGGAGGGCAACCGCATTGAAACTATTGAGGTCAATCTCGACACGTTCCAGGTGGTCCAGAGCCGGGGTGTCTGCAACAAGAACTCGACATATCACGACCGCATTTTGAAACTGATGGAAGATAATATGCACCTCATCAGAAAAGCCGCATAAGTTATTTACATTTAGGTTATTATGCATCAGAAATATTTGGCAGTCTGCGTTAATTTTTGTAATTTTGGACTTAGAAAAGCAGGTCATCCGACCTCATTGACAAGATGAAAAAGGTGAAGGTCCTCACTGGCACGGACATTCCGTTCTGCACTCCCTCCCATCCCTATTCGATGGTGGTTCAGATAAAGATAGTGATAGACAGAATTGTTGAAAGCCGGGACGATGAATTTCAGTACAACTGCAATTCAGTAGAGGGAGTAAAGATGTTTGAGCTATATGGCCACAAGCAGAAAGGTCTGAAAGTTCAGTATTACATCAACGGAAAGCCCTCGACCTTCGCCCAGGTTCTTGAAGATTTTGGTCGGGCGGACGGTTTCTTATCGGAGATAGCATCTCCACAAGACAAATAGACAATGGAAAAGGCAACCGAAATATTCAAAGGTCCGTACACCTCGGACGGCAGCTACATCTATGACTGTAACAATCAGATGTGCCTGATGGTCGGGGACTGTGAGAACTATCCGGAAGAAATGCTCAATCGGATATGTGAAATCCTCAACCACACGAAGCCGACGAAAGGAAATCCGGGAGTCAGCGCCAAAGACGGCAACATCTACCTCAACGGGGACTTGATACTTGTCGTTAGAGGCTGGGGCTACCTAACTGGGGCCGGGTGCTTGAACCTCTCGGTGGAAGAAGCCCGAAAGATACAAGACGAGTTCGCCCAACACGTCGTAAATTGTCTAAGGAGAGAAGCCTAATCCATCACACCAATCTGTCGCAAATAAAGTAACCTAATGAAGTCATGAAGAAAAAGAAAATCCGGCTCAACATCGTATCGCGGAGCAAGGTCGCTGTCGCGCTCTACTATCTCCATGGCGGTTATGTCGCCCATCCTCATACCTGTCATGTTGGTACAAATCATCTCCAGTGCCATCATAGATGCCTGGGGAAGTTACAAGAACTGGTATCTCGCCAAAACCCTTCGCTGACGCTATGAACTGGAAGAAACTCACAGAAGCCGATTACTCGGATGACGAAATAAAGGTCCTCCGCATTACAACGAAACATGGCCGGGTAGTTTACGAAACTGGTGTAGCCGACAAAGACGGAGAGTTGTGGCACCACTCGGATTCGTCGGCGTTCCCATCCCGCTACCTCGGCTCTGTTAAACAGCACAAGGAAGTTTACTTTGTCCCAGTGGACGAAATTCTATTCTAAAGATATATGCAAATGAAAGTTTTAGTCAACCTAATCAAAAGATGGCGCAACCGCCGTAGAAAGACTGAGTGGAGCAACAAGCTCCGTGAGATTAAAGATTCCTTCCAAGTCAAGGAGTTGAACGGCACGCTTTACCTCATGTGCCAGGGTGTTCCCTACAAGGAGGTGCCTCATCTTTTGTCAGCCGAAGAAATTACTGCCCTGCTCGAAGAAGCAAGAGGCGCAATGAAGCATTACCTCATAAGTAAGGACGATGAGCCGACTGAAAAAATCCAGTCCTGCTGAACTGACCCCTCGCAACAGTAAGCCGACGCTGATATGTTCAGGCTACCTCTGCACGAAAGCTATCAGGTGTCGCAGGTTCAAGGATGCGCAGAGATTCTTCAAGGTGCTTGACAAGAATCCTGACTCGGTTCCAAAGAATGTAGTTTTTCAGTCGTCCACCATCAACGACAACGGGAAGTGTGTCTATTTCATAGAAGACCTTACCAGTGTCGGCTGCAATCGCTGAAAAACAAGAAAGCAGACCTGCCCTCACGGGTGGATCTGCTTATATGCAAATAAAGTTTAATAACCTAAAGTCGAAGATGGCCACCAGGGGGGGTGGACTTTGACTATGGAAATTAAAACAATGAGACAAAGTTACAAAATATCAGTGACATGGCAAAGCCGAGATTCCAAAATCGGCTTCAAAATCTGGCCCTGTAAAATGTCTGAAAATCCGATATAATCATTAACGAATAAAATGATAGTATTGTTTACTTGAAATATTGTAGATATGATAAGATTTTGTTAACTTTGCATCATAGTTCAAGATTATGGTAAGAGAAAAGATTAGACAAGCAATCAACGAAAGCGGAATGTCTCATTCCCAGTTTAGCCGGGAACTTGGTATGTGCTCGACGAACTTCAACGCATGGATGAACGGAGCAAGGACGCTGCCGTTCCCATTCTTCATTAAAGCACTCAATATGCTCGGCCTCTCTGTCGGTCCGAAATCGGTCGGCTTCTCTTACATCCCTGCCGATGACCTGCCGGAGATTTTCTATATGCAGATGAGACAGTCCGGGATCAAGATTTGCGACATAGCCCGTCAGACTGGCATCGACCCCTCAGTGCTGTCCGCTTTCCTCACTGGTGCCCGAAGGATGTCAACGAACAACATCGAGAAGGCGATGGAGGTGCTGGGGCTCGACATTGTCAGGTGTACTACCTCGGCTGTGAGTGCTGTCTGAACCACTTGAAAAGGCAAAGTTCAATCCAACAAAATCCCACTATAAAAATGGCAGATGCAAGTAAAGATATGAAAGACGAAGATGCTCGCTACAAGAACATCCCGTTCCCGATTATTGCCAAGACCTACAAGGCAAATGCTGGCAACCTTGCCTTGACTGCGGAAGCTCTCGGAATTGACCGAAGCACTCTCTGGCAATGGCGCAAGCAGTTCCCCGAACTGGAGAAGATGCTTAATGACTATGACGAAAGCCTCGGCGACCTCGCAGAGTCGAAGCTGATGATGGCTATAAATGAAGGCAACCTCACTGCTATCATCTTCTACCTAAAGACGAAGCACAAAGGACGTGGCTACATCGAAGGTCAGGAGATAAAGGCTACTGTTCAGGGAGCCATCAAGGGCATGAGCCAGGAGGAAGCCGCAGAGTTTATCAAGCAACTGGAAAAAGACTGTTGATATAGCCTATGGTTTATGATGCCGACGACGTATTGAGGAGTTGGATATTGTCAGATTCACTCCATTTCGCCCGCTATTTCTTCAAGCTGATGAATGGCGGGAAGAAATTTGTTGTCGGCAAACATCACAGAATGATATGCGACAAGCTCAATGACGTGCTGACAGGCAAGACCCGAAGGCTGATAATCAATATCGCCCCTCGTTACTCAAAATCGGAACTTGTATCGCGCAATTTCATTGCAATGGGTTTGGCAATCAATCCGGCTGCAAAATTCATCCACCTGTCGTATTCGGGAGACCTTGCTCTCGGCAATTCCGTCGCAGTCAAGGACATTGTAAAGTCCGACGAGTATCAACGTCTGTTCGGTGTCGAGATAGCCGTAGGCACTGATACCAAGAGCCAGTGGAACACAACAAAAGGCGGTGGACTGTATGCAACCTCATCCCTCGGACAGGTTACTGGCTTCGGTGCCGGAGCAATCGAGAACGAAGGAGATGCCTGGCAATTCGGGGGAGCCATTGTCATTGATGACCCCATCAAGCCCGCAGACGCACTGTCCGACAACAACAGGGAAGCTGTGAACCTGCACTTCGAGACCACCATCCGAAATCGTGTCAACAGCCGAAACACTCCCATCATCATAATAATGCAGAGGCTCCATGAGCATGACCTTTGTGGCTACCTTATGGAGCTGGAGCCGGACGAATGGGAAGTGCTAAGTGTACCATGTATCAGCTATAACGAAGATGGCGAAGAAGAAGCCCTATGGCCCTTCAAGCATACCATTGAGGAACTTCACAAGATAGAATCGGCCAATCAATTCGTATTCGACACGCAGTATATGCAGAACCCCAAGCCTCTGGAAGGTCTCATGTACTCGAAGTTACGGACGTATGAAATCCTTCCTATGGAGCAGAGCATCCGTAAGAACTACACTGATACAGCCGATAAAGGCGCCGATTTTTTATGCTCTGTCTGCTACGTTGAAACGCCTTCGGGGATGTATGTTACCGATGTCCTCTACACAGACAAGCCGATGGAATATACGGAAGTCAAGACCGCAGAGATGCTGTTGATCAACGGCACTCAGTTGGTCAAGGTTGAGAGCAACAATGGAGGCGAAGGCTTCGCCCGCAATGTCGAGAAGAACGTCAGGCTGCAAGGCACCCCGGTTGCATTGAAGATGCGCTTCACATCCTTTTTTCAAGGCTTGAATAAGAATGTCCGCATATTCTCCCACTCGGCGGAGGTCCAGAACCTCATCTTTTTCCCTTCGGACTGGGAGACCCGCTGGCCCCAGTTTGCACAGGCAGTCAAGGGATACCGAAAAGTCGGGCGCAATGCTCACGATGATGCTCCCGATGTGCTGACTGGCATGGTGGAGAACTTCACACCAGTAGTTACGTCAGGTGTAACTGGTCATGTTCATAAGTTCAGGAACGCCCGCTAACTGACCGCAGATGTTCATTACTTCTCATAAGTGTGTTGATGTCAAGAGATTATTAAATTAGTAATTTTGAAATATGAAAAAGAACAGACGTAGAAACAGTAAGAAGGCGAAGCTCACCACCTATGGCGAGTTTCTTATCTTGTTGCCTCTATGTCATAAAGACCACCAGGAGGAACTGCTCAATCAGTTGAAGGAGGCGAAGCGCCCAGCCTTCATCCTCGGCAAGGAGGTGCCGGAAACCCTCAACACCATCACTTACGGACAGCTCGACGATTTCAGCCGCATCGACCATGAGAAGGAAGACCCGGCTGTCAAGGTGTTCTCCATCCTCATAGGACTGGAGCCGGAGCAAGTCTATCAGTTGAATGTGTTCGATGTATTCGGTGTGATCAACTTTGTCAGAGCCGAGCTGGACCGCATTAACAAGCTGTTTGCCTCAATAAGGGTTAATCACTCGCCTGAAGAAATAGCCGCCGGGGTCGAAGACCTTAATTTCGGCACCTTCGGTGTGATTGACTGGTATGCCAAACGAATGGGTATCACCAATCAAGATGAGGTTTACAGCGTGGCGTGGATTCGCATCTACACTTGCATGAAGAACGACAATGAGAAGGCTGAATACGAGCAGAGGTTGAACAAGCAGTATGCAGAAAAGGCTAAACGGAAAAGGTAATGGAAGAACGTAACCCCACATACGACAAGGAAGGTCGCCTCGGCACGGTTGAGGCGAAGGTCAGGAAGGTAGTCGAATCCCTCGGAGAGGATGTCGGCTATCAGTTCTGTAACTGGGCGCAGGCTAATGTCGCCCTTGACAAGGTAGAGAAGCCCACCATCATCTATGTACTGCCGCCCTCCGGCTCGTTTCACTTCAAATGGAATGAGGTGCTTGACCGTCCCAATGCACAGATAGCCTTTGTCAGCCCTGCTGACTTTGACTTCGATGGAGCCGAGAACGACGGCATAGTTGAGGCGATGAAACGCCTCTGCATCCGTTTTGTCCGCGCTGTCAATGCAAGCGGTTACTTCTCGGAGCTTGAAGATGCCATTCCTTATCAGGTGCTGTATGACCACCTCGACGAGAATGTCACTGGCATAGTAATCAGCCCGACGCTCGTTGAGGAGGCTGGTGTTAACCTCTGCAATGAGCCGGAACGACTGGAGGACGAGTAGTTTTTTCGATGTATTGTCTATACGATTATGGAACAGGTTAAAGGAATAATCAAGCTGCATCTTGAAAACGTCAAAGCTAAGATTGCCAACCAAATGGCGGCGAACAATCGCAACGCCAGTGGTCGGTCTGTCTCATCCCTCACGGTGGAGGTTACTGGCAATATCGGGACGCTGTGGGGCTCGAAGTCCTTCCTTGCTATGGAACGTGGTCGCAAAGGCGGCAAGGTCCCCAAAGGCTTTGTCGGTATCATCCGGCAGTGGATCATAGACAAGGGTATCTCGGTGGCTCCCATCCCTGCCAAAACAAACCGGGCAATCCTCTCGCCGGAGGAACGTGGTATTCGCTCGATTGCTGGTGCCATAGCCCATAAGATTATGAAAGAAGGGACCCGCCTGTATAGAGATAGCGGGTATAATGATATATACACAACGGCTGTGAACGAAGAACTGGAGCTTCTTGCAATGGAATGTATGGAGGTTCAGGCTCAGAGTTTAGCCAAGATAAACAGCAATGAAGTTGTATGAGACAGACGACATTCAAAATACTCAACCAAGACTCGGTAGCCACATATCCCGATGAGATGTGCTTTGCCTTCAATCCCAACTTCATTGAGATTGAAAGCGCATGGCCCTCCGGGGTGTTTACTGTTACCGTGGAGAAAATCTCCGGCATCGAATCTGTTGCTGCTCAAAGCATCAAGGTCTCGTTCTACAAGGGTAAGTGTAAGATATATCTCTCACGCCTCTTTGAACTGATGTTCGATGACCCAAGAAACACCCGGTGTATTGAGGTGTCAGTGAAAGTCAACATTGGCACAATGCAGATGTTCCAGTTTACCACTCTTGTAATCTGGGGGAACATCGCAATCGGCGAAAGGTTCGGCAATCTCGGCGTGTATAGTTACGAGGATAACCGCCATGCCTTTGAGCGCAACCTCATTTGGTTCAGAAAGTTCCCGTTTTCGGTATCCCTGTTCCGATACAACAGGGAAGTTGAGTTTTTCGGGCGGTCAGATAATAACAGGTACGGAAATAACCCCATCTATCAGGATACAAAAGTGTGCTTCTTTGAGAAAATTGAAAAGTTAGCACCCTCACTCCCGACATTGCTCACGACAACTGTTCAGTTGCCCTTCCAGGTCGTTTACTATGCTGTTGCGAAACGCTTCGTTGTTCTGAAAGATGGAAAGTATTATTCCAATTGGCAGGGCGACGCAGAAGAACACTGGGGAGATACGGCAGACTACTGTGATAACAGCAATGAGAAGAAGCCTCTCGCCAATGTAACATACCTGTTGGAGACCGATAGAGGATATGCCCGTTACCGTTTCATGAATGATGAACTGGTGTACTGCGGTATGTTCTCTGACCTCTGCTTCGAGGACATCCCACCA